AGCGTCAATTTCAGCTTTGAGTTTATCTAACTGCTCGAACATTTCAGCTCTCAAACGCTCCTCAACGCTGATGGACTGCCCTCTACGGTTAGATAGATACTTGAACAGGCTAGGGATAGTTGCACCGCCAGCAAGTCCAGAGAGTATTAGCCAAAAGTTCTCAGGCATTAGATACCCCTCCAAAGTCCTAGACTGACCTCCCAATGGTCAGTGGTAATAGTATGCCCGATACGACTGATTAGGTAGATCTCTTGAAGTGTGGTGCCTCCAGCTGAGAACTCGACCTGCATCGGATAGCAGATGTCTTTACTGAGAATGGTTGAGAGTGTGCCGTCACGTCTAACCGCTGGTAGTGTCACTGACTTGACTGAGCGAGGGTTAGCTGCACCAGATACCGCTGATGCCCATTGACCTAGGTTAGTTAGACCTGAGGTGTTCCAAAAGTTCACTTCAAAGTCTGCAACCTGACGGCCGTAATCCGACACTGAGGTTGAGTTAGTTGATGTTGCAGTTGAGAGAGATAGGCTCTCAGTTACTTTGACCACGTTAGTGATGCTGTCAGAGTCGTAAGAATAGTCAATCGAATCCATGCAGTAATGGTTCACGCTTGAGGTGTGCACGTTAGAGATAGTCGGGTTGCTAGTGCTCCAGGTAGTTGCTTGAGCGGTGTTGATGTCATTGCGAGTTTTCCATGAACAGAACCCATTAGGTGTCGCCCAGAACCAACCCAGTTCAGCATCCAGAATCATGTTCATGACATCGCCTGAAATAACTTCTACCTCGAAGTAGTCATTAGCTGCAGTCGCTGAACCACCAGAACCATCCTGTGCCCAAGCCGTCCTAGAATCCACAGCTCTAACAGCGTCCTCCAGGTTATCCATGACAGTTCTAAAAGACTTAGCAGTAGATGAACCTGTAATGCTGAATGATGGCAGACGAGTATTTAGAGCAACCCTAGTCTGGTCATAGGCAGTAATGGTCACCTGTAATTTGCCAGTAGTTGCGACATAGCCCATTGAGATGTTCTGGATGTAACCGTAAAAGAGAGACTTCCAAGAGCCGTCATTGTATTCAATCTGGAATGGCATGTCTGAACGGTAAGCAGGACCCGAAACTAGATCACTAAGACTGTCTTTCATCAGAGACACGGTTGCAGTTCCAACACTAGGACGAGCGAACACACCCTCCTCAATGTCTATTCCACGGTCAATGTCCACTTCATAAACATCACAGTCAATATAAACAACAGTCTCATCATCTAACTGATAGGAAACCCTGATGTCCTCTTTGATGTCAAACGTCATTAGTTAACCAGATACTTTCGACCAGTTTTCTTTTCCAATGCCTGAATCTCACGGATGATGTCTGAGGCACTAATTACCGCTTTGTTGATGTTGATTTCATAAGTCGCATTTCCTGCAATCGCAGACTGAGCTTGAGCCTGAGCACCAACACCATAGATCTGACCTCGCAAGCCAAGAATCTCAGACAACTTACCTGGAGACTGTAATAACGCTTTAGCTGCAATGTTGCCCTGAGCAGGACCCATGGCAATGATTTCGTTGATGAATGATTGGTCTGCACCTCTAGCCCTCAACTTCTTGATGTTCTCAGCGAAACCCTTAGCAGCTGTCGCAACTCTTTTCAGTTTTCCAATAACAAAGTCCACGTTGAATATAGAGTTTTCATCGTTACCTCTGATACCGAATGCAATACCAACAGCGTCACGGAACTTCTCAGCGGTGCTCTTGACCTTGTTGATTTCCTTATCTAAAGCCTCTTGAACACCCTTAGCAGTTTCAGCAATAGCATCCTTAGCCCCCTGAACAAACTGAGACCAAACTAACTTACCGTCCGCATAAATGCGACCCTTGATGTAGTCAATCTTTATGACCTTGTTTAGGTTCTCTTTTAGAGCAGTTTTCATTGACTCAGTTAGTCGAGGGTCTCTCAAAGCGTCAGCAAAAGTAGTGAAGTTTTCCCATCCAACAGCAGGGACTTGACCCTCCAACAAACGGTTGCCGTTATAGAACGTAGTGATGTCATTAGTTCCTAGATCATCTACCGACTCACCATAAGTGTCCACGTTCTCAGAGGCGGTCAGCCACAGTGCAGCTAAAGTTCCAACGGCGACAACAAGAGCACCAATACCAGTCGAAATGATGGCAGTCTTTAGAGCCTTAGTTTGAATATTTGCAATTCTGGTTGCAATCTCATAAGCCTTGACCGCTCCAGTAATGGCCATCCAACCAAACTTGACTGCAATCAACGCTGACAGTAGAGACAGAATTAGGTTGATGTTTTTGATTAGGAATGAGCTGACGTTAGCAACTAGGTTTCCGATAAAGCCAAACAGGTTAGCAATAGTCTGCAAGTTAGATTGACCCTCAGGACTGGACAAGTATTCAGAGAACTGTTGCAACGCTGGCAACAAAGTCATGCCGATAGTTTCCTGCAACTCACCAAAGATGATACTGATTTTCTTGTAAGGGTCATTATTAGCTGCAACCTCAGCTGCACCACCAAAAGTTTCCTCAAGGCTTGCCATGTAGTCACCGGTCACATCAAGACCAGGAATGAGTTTCTTTAGGCTTGTAGTGTTGCCGTTGAACGCCTTGCTCAATGCCCCTGTCACGGAGGATAAAGATTTACCTGTGCCAGCACTAATGTCGAGAGCGGTGTTCAGAAGTTCCTGACCTTGACCAAGTGATCCAGTTGCTCGAACTGCCTGAGCCAATGCTGGACGGAGTTCATCATCCAAGACTGCACTAGATAACTGAGTTGCTTTGATGTAGTTTTCGGCAGATGCGATGGTTTTGTCAGTTGCTCCAACAGTGTTCTTGAGTGCATTAGAGAGAAGTGCCTGGCTCTTTACATCCTCAGATGCAGCTTTAGTTGAATCCTTTAGAACCCTAGTCAGAGCACCAATACCAACAGTTAGACCAGCAACACCAAGAGCTTTGTTTAGTCCATCACCAACAGATTTAGAGGTTCTCTGCAACTTGCCAAGGTCTTTGACAACAGCATTCATGCCTTTTCGGAAACGAGACGGGTCTGCAATAATTTCTAGTTTTAGAACACTCATTCTCGAACCTTGTCTCTCAATGCCTCGTTGATTGCTGAATACTCTCTAAGAGTCATGCCTCTAGCATCACTGAGTGATACGTTGGCATGCACAACCATGAATGCAATTCTTTCCGCCGACTTATCGGCAATTATTCTTTTGGGTCAGACTCACCTAAGAATGCATCCTGAGCATCCTTTAGAGGAATCTTGCCAGCCATCTCCAAAGTAAAGTTTGGATCTTGTCTTTTCTTGATAACAAAGATAATCGCTTTTAGAGCCTTGCCCTTAGGTGCACCGGTGTCCATTAGTTGGTCAATAGATGTTCCAGCGATTAGCTCAATCTGCTCAACCTCGTCAAGCGTTAGGCTCTCGAAATCGAACTTGGTTACTTCATTGGTGGTCATGTTATACCTGTCTGTTAGTTGTATCGAATAGGTCACGGTTAAGATTCACGTTACCTGCAAAAGGTTTCTTGCTGTATTTATTGTATATAGCAATTAGGTCTTGCATGTATAGCGGACCGATTCTTGAACGAACTTTTGAAGCTGCTCTAGTCATGTATTGCCGTTTAGCAATTTTCTTGTAAATGAAGTTCTTGCGGTCATACCACCAACCCCATTCCTGGACGTTAGCGTAAGGGATATCAGGGTCTTGACCAGCACGAACAATAACACCCTTGACAGAGTTGATCGCTTTGATGGAATCCCTAAGGTCACCGCCACCGATTTTGCCAACTGGAACTAACTCTTTAGCTTCTCTTACAACGATGTTACCGACCCTAAGGTTCAGAGCACGGAGTTCTTTATCCGCACCCATCCCCCTAAGGCCAGCAACGACTTCGTTCAAGCCCCGAATCTTTATTTGTGACTCGGTTGTAGCCATACTGTTTAGACTGAGGTCTTTAGAGTAACGCCGTAGTAGACAGGTGGAGTTGCAGATGGAGTGTGAACAGCGTTCTTTACAGTAAGAGTCACAGAGAACTTCACAATGTCACCAGCGTTCAGGCTCAGAGGAGGCAGTTCGTCAAAGACTACTGTTCCAGTGTAGTGAGGCTGTGAAGTGCTTGGAGTAACGTTGCCCTGAGGAGCAATGGTGAATGCAACTTCGGTTCCGAAGTTAGCCCATAGGACTCTGTAAAGTGAAGCTGCGTCACCTGAGGTAATACCGTCAAGCTGTAGTTTCCACTCTCCACCGACACGAACCTCACAGAATGTCTGAACATCGCCTGGAGCGTCATTCAAAGTAAGTTCTACTAGGTTTGCATCGCAGTTGTATTCGGTTGTCCCGATTTTGAATGAGATGTTTGTTGCTTTGATTCTGGTTGATGAAGGCATCAGTTTTTCCTTTGTTAGAGAGTTAAAGATAAATCAAGGTTTAGATCACTGGCAAGATACTCAGCGTTATTAGCTGCCAAACGGAATGGCGGATTCACTTGGTTGAGCACAACGTAACCTAATGGAGCGAGAGCCGAAACAGTCTGAGCAATCAAAGCATCAAGAGCCTCAGTTGCCTCCTCATTAGTTGCAGTCATAGCAACCATAGTGAGGGTCAAACTTATTCGGTAATCTCTACCTACAGTTTCAGGAACCAGATACGGTGAGCCAGGAGACATAATCACAATAGGTGGAATAACACGCTCTGGAACAAAGTCCAAAACTTCAAGACCTGCGTTCTGCAAGTCCAATGCTAATTCCGCTTTAGTTGCGGTTATCTCGTTGCTCACAGTCCCGGTCCTGTAAACGGTAGGAGCATCTCTCTAGCTGCGTTCATCGGGTCTTTCGCAATGCGAACAGTAGTCCCAAGGTCAGCGAACTGAGCGACACCATTTGGAGCGGAGCGACGGTGG